CAATGATGACAAGATAATGGCTGGACTACAAACAATCGTAAACTATAGTGATAGCTTAACTATCAACAGACGCAGACTGGTCAGTGTGCAATACACACGTTCAGAGATTGCCAAGGTCAACGAAACAGCCAGTCGTAATCCATGGCGCTTTAGTCTAGGTATCAGTGCGGCATTGAGATATCAAGATTCTAGAGAACTGTTAGAACAATTAGACTATCTAGATAGAACACGAGCTGAAATAATCAGTTTTAACCAATCAACAGGTGCAAGTTCAGGACTTGCTTATATGTTTGCCTATCAAGGTGCATTGACTCAAGGAGTATTAGATCAAATTACTGTTGCCAGCTTTTCAGGTAATCGCCTAGTGCTAAATGTGCCTGCTATGGCCACAGGAACTGTAATCTTTAAGAAAGGTGATTATATTCAGATCAAAGGCTTTCCATATCCTTTTACATCAACTACTGATGTTGTCAAAGCCGCTGGATCAACTGTGGTAGTTACCACACATCGTCCTAACTTTATTTCAAACATTGGCACAACACCTGGCATCAATGTAGGCAATGCGGTGCAGTTTAGAATGCTTTGCATCAACATGCCTACACCTAAATTATCACCAGGTGGTTCAAATGCTATCGTTACATGGGGTTCAGGATTTGAATTATATGAATACACTGGAGATGTTCTATAATGTCATTGCCAACAAAATTTACCACACGCATTGATGCCGCGTTATCAAGCGAAAGGATCGTAGATGCTGAATTTATTAAACTTACTGTGCCCAACTCAACCGATGCAGGTGGTCCAGACTACTATTTTAGTTCCAGTTTTAAAAATGAAATTGATCCTGTCACTGGCCGCGATTGGACAGCACTGGGTGGCTTTATTAGTATCAGTGGTCATCAACGTGATCTCTCAGTTACGTCATATGACACAGTGGTTACTCTAATTGGTCTTGATCCTGCTAAGATTGGCAAGGTGCTTGAAATAGGTGCTAATGCAGATTCTACTGTTCATGCAGGACTTAAAGGCAGTCAAATACAAATCTATCGTGGCTTTTATGACAGTTCAACCTATACCTTGATAGATCAATTGCAATTACGTTACACTGGCATTGTTACCAGTTATACCATCACAGAAGATCGTGTTGAAATGATAGATACTTTCACACTTGCACTTCACGCAAGTAGTTTTAAAACAGTTCTTGAAAATAGAATAGCAGGTAGAACAACAAACTCTGCCAGCTGGAAGAAATCAGCACCAACAGATACATCAATGGATCGTGTGGCCGGCATATCAAATGTCAAATGGCCGTTTGGAGTCAAGTTAGCATGATAAGAATTGCCAACAAATGGGACAAGGATGATATCATGCGTATGTTAACATCATATCAGAATCATAGTCCACTTGATTTTCACAAAGGCACAGCGCCTGCACATGCCAGTAAAATTGTTGATGCTATATTTCTAGGTGCTGGAGTTATATTTGTTGCTGAAGATGCATCAGGGGTGCATGGTATGTTATTGGCCATTAAGAATCCTAACGTGTGGGATCCAGAAAAGATGGCCATGCATGAATTAGCCTATTGGGTCGATGTTAATCGTCGCGGAACACGTAGTGGTTATAAGCTATTGAAAGCCTATATCGATCATGCCAAGGACCTAAAAGCACAAGGTAAGATAGAATATTATACAGTTAGCAAAATGGCCAATAGTCCAGACTTGGATTATGGTCGCTTTGGCTTTAACAAATTAGAAGAAATGTGGAGCGCATAACATGCCATCAAGTTTAATTATTGGAGCATTAGGATTAGAAGCAGGGGGATTAGCCGCTGGCCTAGTTACATTAGGCGTTCGTCTAGCTGAAACCTATGCTATCTCTAGTCTTATCAACAAGAACTTAGATCAACCAACAGGCAACAGCGCCAACACTGGCGGAACAATTCAACTAAGTCCTGCTACACAAAACAAATTGCCTGTAGTCTACGGAACACATCATGTTAGTCCTATAGTAACAGATGCCATGTTGTCAACAGATCAACAGACCATGTGGTTTGTTCTAAGTTTAAGTGAAGCCACAAGTGGTGCAGTTACTATTGGCGATGTTTATTGGGATGACAAGCTACTGGTATTCAATCCAGATAATCCAAGCGAAATAACATCATGGTATGTGCCAGCCAGTGCGGGGGGTGCCGAAGCAAATAGTCGTGTAACAGGTGTAGCTGGCAAGATTAGCATGTGGTTCTATGGTAATGGTAGTAGTCAAGAAATCACACATCAATGCCTAGATGAAAATACTTTTACGTTTAGTCAAAGAAAATCAAACATAAATGCTATTTCAGTGCTTCAGGATCCTGCCATTCCTGCAGACATTCGTTGGACAGAAACAAATCTAATGAGTGCTACTGTGTTTGCAGTATGTAAGGTTGTCTATGATCAAGCGCATCAAGTAACAAGTTTAAGTGGCAATATCAAAGTTGAAATTAAAAATAATCTTAATCAGCCTGGCGCTGTTATCTATGATTACCTAACTAATCCACGTTATGGATGTAATATTCCTGTTGGCAATGTCAACACAGATAGTCTAACAGCCTTAAACACCTTTTCAGCACAAACACATGCTCTTAGATTAACCAATGGCAACTATGCCAGCGGACCGCGTTATGAAATCAATGGTATCTTAGACACAGCACAAGATTGCATGGTCAACCTTAATGTTCTAGCTGATAGTGCAGACAGTTGGATTCAATGGGATGAAAAGGATGCCAAGTGGGGAGTTGTTATGAATCGCTCATATGAAGAAGCGGGACTAACAACCAGCACAATGGTAGTGGTAACCAAAGATCAAATTATTGGTGGTATCAATGTTCTACCAACTGACCTAAAGACAAGTGCTAACAAGTTAACAATTCAATATCCCAACTATACTTTGATCAATCAAACAGATTATCGTTATTATGATCTGCCTGATCAATATAAAAATGTTAATGAACCTAACAACAATATTAGTGTAAATTTTCCATTTGTTGACAATGATCTACAGGCCACGTATTTAGGTTATAAAAAATTATGGTCGACTCGTGCAGATCTAGTAATAAACTTTTCAATGGACTACAGTGGTATACGAATTGATGCAGGTGATATTATCTGTGTGCAACATGAATGGTATGGTTGGAATGCCAATAGTCCCTATAATGGATTTACGTTCCCGGGCAAGCCATTCCGTGTAACACAGGTCAAAGAAGCCAAAGATCCTAGCGGATTTCTATCAGTAATGATTGCGGCTATTGAATATAATCATTCAGTTTACACAACAACAGATCCAGGCTTCTTTGAACTAACAGAATTCAATAATAACCTCCTAAGTGATCCTAATGTGATCAGTGTGCCAGGTAAACCTATAGTCGGCAATATTAATACAGGTGGTGGACAAACATTCTTTGAAGTTGAATCAACTGTGCCTGCTGTAGGTCGTGTTAATGCTATGGAGTTTTGGTATTCAAATACTAATACTGTAACTACCAACAACTTTGCCCTATATGAAACACAGAACTTTGTGGTTACAGATACTAATGGTTCAACAACCAGTAAACTATATCCGCCGGGTGCAACAGAAAAGGTCATAGTTACAGGACTGCCAGCTGGCACGTATTGGTGGACAGTTCGTGCAACAGGTCCTGAATCAGCAAGCCCATTTAGTGACCTAAGTGATCCATTTGAATGGTCAGTGGCTAATGCAGGTGGCAAAATCAATGGCGGAAGCATTGCAGATAATAGTATTCCAGGCAGTAAGGTCATATCAGGTGATCCAGCAACAACAGGACAAAAGTCCAGTGGTGGCTTTTTTGATAATCTAAGCAATCTTGCCTTATTGGGATTAGGCGGAGCGGCCGCATACTATGCTTATAGCAGTGGCCTATTTGACAATATACCTTCAATTCTTTGGGATGGTAATGATAATCCTATTTCTAGATCATTGTTTGCAGGTGGTGGTCAGGGTGGTGGTGGCGAAGATAATACTGTGACACAAGATGTTCAGTATGCAGACCTATTTGGTAATCCCGTAACCAATCCCCAGGTAGGCGACACACAGATAATTACTGTGGCCGCTAATGAAAACTATGGACCACCAAGTTATTATGCTAATTTTAATGAGTTCGGTGACGCCGGTGGCGATTTCTGGGCCTAAGGAGATAT